GCCCTTCACAACCTTCTGACCGTTGACCATCGTCACACCGCCGCAAATCGTCCAGATACCAACACCGTCCTGGTATGCAGTCAGGCGCTGGCCTTCTTTCTCTTCCTGAAACTGCGACATCATCACCGGGGCAGATGCGCCGGCGGCGATCAGCGCCAACATTACAGCGCTGAGTTTTGATTTGTTCCCCATCACTCACGCTCCAACATTTCAAGCTCTTCTGTGTCGATCGTCTCCGTGCGTTTTTTTATCCAATCACGCAGAAGCCGCTCGCGCCGGCAGCGAAAGTAAGTACCGAGGGCAATACCAAACGCAGAGCAGAACATGCCGAAGATGACGCCGAGAATGATCCATTCGCTCTGTGAGAAATAATTAATGATGCCGAGGACGAATGACACTGCGCTACCAGTGTGCACGGCTCCATCGGCTGCTCTGATTAGCATTCGTGTCATCCTTACCTCCCGCCGGGCGGTTGGCGCTCATGAAACAGAAAAAGCCGCCAGTGGCAGCCTTATGGTTTGGTGGTGATGCGGATGTTTACTTCGCCGTCGCAACCGATAAGCGTCGGCTGATCAGCTGGCTCACTCTCATACCCTTCCATTGCGATATAGGCACCCGCGATAGCCTAACCAAGCGCTTCCACATCAATTACGCCATGACAGGCCGCAAGGGCATGCTTCAGAGCTTCGCGCGCCTGGGACTTCGCGCCATCGGGTAAGTGGGAAAATTTCATAGTGAACTCCAAGATGAGGGGATCAGCCACCAGCCGTAAACGCTGCCGGTAAGAGGGTGCCGTGTGTGTCGTCCGTTGGCTGGGGCTGAAATGCAAAAAGGCCACCCGAAGGCAGCCTTTGAAATTTTTGAATCCACCTTAACAATCAGACGGATTTCTAGTGTTAGAAAGATAATCACCCAGTTTTCGGAAAAAGTAAATAGCTCACGATAAAATATTGCACTATTTTTTTTACGCGCTATGCAGTTACTCGCTGCAATACCCGTTCCGCATGGCTCTCTTCGCTCTCCAGGATGCGAATTAAGCCGTCATAAAATGGCTTCACGGTTTTGTCCCAGGTCGCCGAGGAAATGGCATCCGTAACCTGTTGCACAGCTGCGTAAGCGTGTGACGCTGGTATGCGCTCATACCCACGGCCTGAACATCGCTTGCAGTCTCCTCTGACCGGAACCCCCTGCTTTGCTGTCTCTTTCTTATCAACTGCAGTACCTCTGCCAGAGCAATCACGGCAGGCCGTCGATATCTTGCCTTTCCCGTTGCAGTTTTTGCACTTAACGCGAACAACCTCTCTCAGTTTCCGACACACTTCATATTCGGAAGGTCTGAAACCCTCCACGCCAAACCGGATCGACGCTTTGACGATCTCCTTCGCCGGGAAAGGGGTGTGAACTTTATTCGTGAATACTTCGGCCTCAATGAATCCGGTACCGGAGCAACAATCACAAGCAACCTCACTCGATGCGCTGCGGGAGTAATCCAGGAAGGCAAAAACTGATAGCGCCAGAACAACGCGAACTCGTGTCTCATCCTGCAGCTTTCTCAGTGGCGCCACACGAACTGACTCAGCCATGCCCTTCTCCGCCAGCAGCATTACTGCCTTAACCTTGTCGGCATCACTGACGCCCATTTTCCCCATGAATGCCGAAAGGCCCAGCCCCGCCTGAGCCTGGCACATCCCGAATGCCGCCATCACGTCAGTACCGGTCAAAGAATCCGAAGCTGTCGCGCGCGGTGAGTCGCTAAAGGTCGGTGATTTCGGTGCGAAGTATTTTGGAATCGACTCTAATCTCATTGTTTTCTCCCACGGCTTCCTGAAGTTGCTGGCGAATTTTTTGTAATAGCTTGCTGGCTTGGCGATGAACTCTTTCCGAACGCTTGTCGGCGGTAGAGAGCAGCAAAAGCTGCTCGTTCAGATTGGCCGTGTTCAACAGTGCATCGCAGATATTCCGGTACTGCTGGCGTGTTATGGTTACCTCTTTCATGAGATAGCCCCCATGCATACCGAGTAGTCGAAGAACTGCGCGAACAAATCTGTTTGGCTCCCATGTTCGGCTTCCCAGGCCGTTGGGTCGTCATGCAAATTGCGGTGACAGGTGCGGCACAACGGGATTGTCAGGTAGTCGCTGGGCTTGGTTCCCATTCCGCCCAAACCGTGGCCGATGATGTGGTGAGGGTCATCAGCGCGGGCGCCACAGCCCAGGCACTTCTGCGATTTCACCCAGCGAGTGTATTTGCTGTCCTCTACGCGGGTAAGCTTCGGCCGCAGCATGAAAGCCTTGGGCGGTTCAGGATCCACGGTGAAGCACTTGACCGCCTGTTTGGAAATAATCGCAGTGGCCCCCGGCGTGCAGTCCATCTCGGATTCCTTGCGGGTGCCGGTGATCACCTTTGGCTCCGGTAAGTCGGTGACGGTGCGCGCGACGTCATCGGGGATCAGGTCGAATACGCCGGACAGCATGGCCCACAGCATCAGCTCAGGGATTGTCAGCTGTCCCTCAGACTTCAGGCGGTGTTTTGCTGTTGCCACCACCCAGCGCGCTGTGTTGCGAGCAGCGATTTTTTCAATCTTCGGTGATACACCCAGGCTTTGCTTGTAGCACTGTGGGCAGATGCGAACAGCTGAATGCCCTACCCGTTCAGTGTCCAAAATAGTCGCCGGCCGATCGTGTTTGCTGTACTGGCATTTGGTGAACTGCGTCGCCCAGGCCTCAATCGCGTTAACGCCACCGCAGGCGTTCGTCACGCGCTCATGCTGGAAGAAATCCTGCAGGCGCGGGTCATTGGCGATCTCATGCTCTACTGCCGGCAGAATGCCTTCAGGCGCGTCTTTGAACTCTTTCGGCAGTGTGGAAACCATCACGCGGCCTGTCATGTAAAACGCCAGCTTTTCGTCTACCGGGATCAGGGCAATACCCAGATCATGCTGTACCGCTGCTTTGACTATTGCTCTCATGATTTTTTACCCTCACGCAATCCCCTTACCTGTTCCAGTCGGTCAGCAAGGAATTTAAGCTCCTTCTCGGCTTTTTCGGTCTCAATGCGGAGGTCATTGAGTTTGAAACTGGCATTTTTAATCCGCGCTTTGCAGTTCACCTCTTCTCGCTTCAGCTTCTCCAGCCCCTGCCGGTGATCGGTTATTTCACGGCGTAATCCGCGAAGCTCCCAATCAACTTTTGTCTCTTCCGTTGTGACTGAATAGATCCAGTCGAAAGCATCAACAACAGCGCCACACTGGCGGCATGTCAGTTGACGCTGATGAGAATCCACGAGTATTTTGCTGTGCGTGCAGCGGTTAACCTTTGTCGGCTCTGCATCGACTAAATTTCGCATTTCGCGAATATCCGCGTTCTCGTCAAATCGCTTGGTGAACGACAGCACGTTATCGCTGTTGTCTGGAATATTCGGTTGATCTGTCATGCTTCAACGCCTCCTGTGCGGGCATACGCCTTAGCCAAAATTACCCGCCACTCACGGCGTGCGTTTTCTTCAATCTTGGAACTGAAACCGTGTTTTTGAACATGCTGTAGTGCCTGTTTCTCTGCCGGGTTCTCAGGCTGTAAGCCCTCAATCAGCAGGCGATCAAACGCATCATCGAAATCAATCTCCGGCGCGTCACCGGCCACCGGCTCCTGGCGCTGCTGTTCGACCGCTTCGGCCATAGCGGCTTTGTGGCTGCGCTGACGATCCCAGGCATTGGCAGCAGCAAGATAACCGCCGAACCGGACGGCATCGAAAATCATCTTGGCGCTGAGCATGTGCCCCATCTTCGGATCGCCCAGAAGCAGACTTGCGCGGTGTTCAGCCACCAGCTTCAGTTCAGCGGCGCTGTTACCGTCCGCCAGGCGTTCGGTAATCTCACGCAACGTGTCGGCACGCTTTGGCGTCCTGCCGTTGATTTTTTCATTCAGAAAATCGAGAACTTCCCCAGCCTCAGCTGATTGGTTCGCTGCTCCAGCATCGTTCTGGGGGGCTATGGGGGGTTTTTCTTTTGGGTTTAAGATTCCTGGTAGATTCCGGATCCCGTTTTTGGGTGTGTTTCCGTCCAAAAACGGGATCGTTTCGCCTTCTTTAACCATCCCGTTTTCGGGTGTCTTATCTGAAACATACCCGCTTTCGGTAATGTTCCCGTTTTTGGGTGTGTTTGCTTTCTGACTCTGAGCCATCAAACGATCCCGTTTTTGGTAATGTTCCCGTTTTTGGGTGTGTTCTGCGTCAGTGATACTTTCTTCAACGCCAACAAGACGATAGACAGGTATCTGCCGTGTCCGCCCTCTCCGCTCCCCGGTGTCCTCAATCAGCCCGATAGCAATCAAATGCTGTAGGCTCGACTGCACCGTTTTTTTGTCCAGCTCGGTAGCCTCGGCCAATGCCGGGATAGATGGGAACGCGCAGTGATCAGCACCACACATATCAGCCAGCCAAGTCAGAACAGATTTGGCCGACGACTTCCCCGTCTTTACCTTCTTGGCCCAGCGCATTGCGTCTAAGCTCATACGTCAACTCGCTTAAAATTCTCATTGAAGTTCTCGACAGACCGCATGCACTCGCCATGCTCATAACCATCACGCAGGAAAATCACTCGGTTCTCGCCGATATCCCAACGGATGACATGCACGCGGATGCCGTGGCTGTCTACGTAGTACCGATCAACCTCGCGGCTAGTCATGCAGCTCTTTCATCTCAAAGCGGCCAAGGCGCGGGTGATACCAATACTTGCTGCGGCAGGCGCGCGTTGCCGTTCGACGCACCTCGCCCAGGGCAGACATGAAATCGTCCTCTTTCGCCACCGTCGCATTCGTCAAAATTCCGCCGGGTGCGTTGAAGGGGATTTTCTTGCTGGGTACATGGAAGGCGCTGATCAACGCTCTCACCTTCCCGTCGGAAAGGCCGGATTCAGCAACCAGGTTGCGGACAGTCTGCCAACCCGGAGGAATGGCGCCGGTCGAGATTTCTTCAATCTGCTGGGTTACACCGCTCACCTGCAGCTGTAATGCGTTCATCTGGCGCTGCTGCTCGGCGGCCTTGGTCGCCATCAGAGCGATCATTTCGAGCTCGGTCATCGGTGATGCGGTTTGCACTGCGTCGAAGGTGCGTATCACCTTCAGGTTGAAGGCGGCACTGATCCACATGGCGTAGGAGTAAACCAGCTCTTTGCAGGCATAGCTGCCCTGCTCCAACCCACCGCGAATAACGCTAATTGGTTGATTTTCTTGCGAGGGGGGAATTCCTCCCTCGGTCAAAAGTTGCACAAGTTCTTGCGTTTGCTGTGTGGCGTACCAGTATTTCGGCTTATGGCGTTCCTCACCACCAGCGGCCCGATGCAAGTCATTCAGGCAGTAACGGCCAGCCGAGTCTTGACGAATGGCCGTGTCTTCGATCACAATCAGGTTGTTCATAGCAGAACTCCTATCTAGAAGAGTGTCGGCCGAGCAGCTGCAACTGTTCGGCTCTTTTTCTTCCCTGACTCCGGTTTTTCTTCCTTGGTACAGCTCGCAAGAACGTATTGGCGCGCAAGCGTGAGACAGTCGTCATAAATCATCCCCTTCCTGCTCGCCTGTGACTTCCGCCGGTAAAGGTCGGCTCCGTGTGATGCCCCCCCCTGAGCCAGCACTTCGCTGAATCCCTCTTTCACCAGCTGCTTCTTGATGTTGTCGTAAACAAAAGTGTCCAAGGCCATAAAGCCCCCTATTCCGTCTTTGGTTCCCGGATGTGCTCCAGTATCGAAAGCAACTTTTTTGCCTCATCGCCGGTCAGCACTACGTTTTGCTCGCATCCTGGAGCTGCAACGCACCCTTCAGGCAATCCAAGCTCCAACACCATCCGCGCCGCCATCTTCACGATGCGAACCTTGTCACGGCTCAACCCCGAAGGGTGGATCCCCATCCCCATCGCAAGCGGCTTGTTACCGCGCAAAATGGCCTCTTTGTGAAAGAAGCTCTCCAGCACTTCAGGTTTGCAGTTGACGCGCACTGAATTGCGACTTGTTGCGACTGATTCCATTTACAATTTTCCTAAGTTATGCGGCAGTTAGTTCAGGCCAAATCTTCTGCCAATCGTCAGGGCGGAGATCGCGGCGACTAACCTTGCCATCCGTAGCGGCTTCAATTTCTACGCAGCGGGCCGGAGATATTGAACAACGACCAGAAGCCATTTGAGACAAGTAAGAGCTTGAAACGAAAAGACGCTCTGCAAGCTTCTTCGCTTCACCACGCTCTAATTCATCGATGTATTGCTTTAGTTGCATAGGTCACCTCATAAGTTAAATGAAGTTTATTAAACACTAAACCAATCGTCAAGCATTTGCTTGTTTAGTGGTTGCTAAGCAAAATGGATGTATGGACATGACTGAAAATCGGCGTGAGCGCCTAAAAGAATGGTTCGCCGGGAAATCCCTCCCAGCGAAGGAGAAAAGCTACCTGTCGCAGCTAATGACAGGTAAGGCGTCCTTTGGGGAAAAAGCAGCCAGAAGAATTGAAGGAACTTATGGCATGCCGCCCGGATATCTTGATGATATGGCCGGCCCCAAAAAAAGAGTGTCAACTATCCCGCCAGAAAACGAATGGGGAACTGTTGACGCTTGGGACAGTAATACCCCATTACCTGATGATGAGGTCGAAGTACCATTCCTGAAAGATATAGAACTGGCGTGCGGTGATGGCAGCTATGGTGATGAAGACTACAACGGATTCATGCTGCGCTTTTCGAAAGCGACGCTTAAGCGCGTTGGAGCGCAGAAAGGCAGCGTCCTTTGCTTTCCCGCGCACGGAAACAGCATGGAACCATTGATTCCTGAAGGAACCACCGTTGCAATAAACCTGCTGGATAAGAAAATTGTCGATGGCAAGGTTTACGCTATCAATCAGGATGGCTGGAAGCGCCTGAAAGCACTTCATCGTTCGGGGCCCAACAAGGTAATAATTCGTAGTTTCAATAGCGCTGAATACGATGATGAAGAGGCGGACATAGATCAGGTGGAGATCATTGGACGCATGTTCTGGACTTCTATGCTGTGGTAATCCTCATGTTTGCTTATCTCCACCAATAAAGCTTACCACCAACAGACACCCGGCCACCGCGCCGGGTTTTTCTTAGCCCCAAAAACAATCCCCTTAGCCCTGCCAAACCAATCCTTTCACATAAATTCTGAAAACTAAATTCTCTAAACACTCAATTAGTTAACGCTTAACCTTGCTTTTATGTTTAGCATTTACTTGACGATAAAGTTTATTGTTTATTAAACTCACTCCATCGACAGCAACAACGTCACCCCAAACCACCGGGACGCTCTTTAACAATCAGGTTTAGTCACCTAGTACTGAGCAGAGAGATCTGCACAACTCAGTACCCGGCAGTCCCCAGCCCTTACGGGGGTATGGCACTAACGGCATGCAGCGGACAGGACTGGGTGACGAATTATCAACAAAGGAGATCAAGCCAATGAAGCAGTAAATCGGCTTATGGCCTACAGGCCTGCCACGCGACGACGGTGTTACAGGTCGGGTTCCCACGGCGACGCAGTGAGGGAAAGGAGGCGTAAAGCATCACTAAGTAACCGGTTAGCGCCCGGCGAACGCATCAGCAGCTTCAAATGACGAGTGGATTTACCCTGCCGCTGCCAGTTTGGGGCGGCAGGCATAAAACCACTGAGGATTAGCGATGAACACTACTCACGATATGGGCAACAACGAAACAGTAAAGACTGGCGTTTTCCCAAACGGAAACGGCACGTTTACCGCGATGACGTTCACCAAGAGCCGAGATTTTAAAACCGCAGCAGGCGCGCAACGCTGGCTTGCTCGTCAGATGGCCGACTAACAGCAGAGGGTTACACGATGAACGCAGCACAACGCCGCAGGGCATATCGCAAGCATCCAAAAGCCGGTAAAACCATAATTCTTCGCGGAGTTCCCCGCCTGGTGCTGGGGCCATGCACATTCAATAGCTACACCGGCGAAGAACGCTCCAAGCCGTCAGTAAGCCGTGTTCGCGTGCAGATGAGCGGCGGTTCAACGGCTGCACCTCTGGTTCGCAACCTAACGTACTAACACCAACCGCGCCCTACGGGGCGCACTGAATACAGCCGCCTAGCGGCTTTTTTTACGCCTACAAGTAGAGGTAAGCATGAGCTTCAGAGGAAAGGTTTGGTTTTGGATGTTGGTTTCATGCGCCCTCTTCTGGTGTGGCGTGGTTATTGGATTGATGAGGGTTATGTGATGCGAATAACCATGACGATTGAATCGCGAGATGACCTTGAAGCGGCGATGGCAGCATTGCGCCACTTCATCAAAGAAAAGCGAGTTGGCGACGGAACGTCTGATTCGTGGGGCATCGGAATCGCAGACTCCAGATACTTCTGTGTTGAATTAAAGAAGAACGGAAATTACAGCGTCAAGCAATCAAGCTGACCATCACAAAGCTCATTTCACAGTGGGCTTGATGATGTATCAGTAAGAAGACATAACCCCTCTTATCATCACTTAGGCCGCCATTGTGCGGCCATTTTTTTACCCATCGCTAAGCCAATTTACGAGTTGGTTCAGCAATGAATACCTATCAATCAGGAGTTACCCAATGCAGCAACTTGCTTACGCTGGGTGCCCGCTCATGGGCGCTCAATCTGAAACATTACTCGAAATCATCACCCGCCGAATGCGCTGCATTGGCCGGTGGTTGAAAGACACACTTAATCAGCGAGGTGAGCCATGAACAAGCCATTTAACACCGCTCAGTTCACCGCCAGAGCCGCCATAAAGCTTCGCAGTCCGGCGTTGTGGGCAATGGCTATGGTTCAGCTTAAACAAGCCTGGAGGTCGAAATGAACGCACAACAGGCCGTAGAAATTGAACGCATCGTATCGACTTTCACTGAAGAAGATAACGAAGCGGTTTATGAAGAGGTTGAGCGCCTCGATAAGCAGATGCGGATTGGTTACATGGAGAAAATGCTTAGAGAGCATCTTCCGCACTGTGAAGCCGAGACATTCGCGCTGGCTGCTGACTCATCCGAGTTTCAGGAGATAGCCA